GATAAACTGGGTTTAGAGCATGTTAATTACGCTATACCTGGAAGCGCAGTAGACCATATGGTTTTAGATTTATTCAGAGGACATTATACTCAAAAAATAAATCCCGAAACAGATTTGATCTTTTTGGGAATAACAACGCCACATAGATACGTGTGTTTCTCACCAGAAAAAATAGGCGCAGCACTTTCTAGGGTCATTAGTGACCATGATTTTATAGATAGTGATATGCATTATAATGACTATAAAGTTATGCAGACTTATCTGTCTGCACTACAAAATTTTAAGAATTTTTGTATTGTAAACAATTTTGATTTTTATCTGCAACCAGTCCCTCCGAAACACCTTCTCTTTTATAATGATCCGCAATCAAAGCATGGTAATATATTTGCAGATATATATTTTGATTGGCAATATTTACTGACATTCGAGAAAATGTTTCAAGAGATACTAGATTGTAGTGTAGATTCGGATCTATCTTTGTTTGATTGTATGCACGCCCGTGAAGATACCGAACCGATGTGTGGGTTTAAGCACCCAACCGAGAATGCTCACGAATACTTTGCGGAGAAACTTTATGTTAAAATTACTAATAAAAAAGATTAATTCATATTTTGCTAAAAGAAAGCATTTAAAACGAATTAAAGAATTGCGTAAAATGGATCCTTTCATTTATGATTGAATGGGGAATTTCGGCTGGTGCGCATGATGCGTCTTTGACAGTAGTTGATGGAAATAAAATTCTCTTCGCCTCACATGCGGAAAGATATTCCGGCATCAAGAATGATAAAGACTTAAATGTTGATTTGATTGATGCTGCTTTGAAGTTTGGTAAACCAAACAAGATACACTGGTATGAAAAGCCAAAACTTAGAGCAATGAGAAGACTATTAGCTGGCCAGGGATTGATCCGATTTAGTGTTGGACAATATCTGGAACATTTTGGTCTAAAAGATATTCCAGTAGAGTTTGCGTTTCACCACGAATCTCATGCCGCGGCTGGCTTCTATACTTCGCCATATGATGATGCGACCGCTCTTGTTATCGATGCTATCGGTGAATTCGATACTGCGTCAATCTGGAAATGTTCTGGTAGTAAATTGAAAAAGAAATGGTCCATGGATTATCCGAAATCGTTGGGTCTATTTTATTCTGCCATGACAGATCGCATTGGTTTAAAAGCAAACGAAGACGAATATATCTTAATGGGAATGGTAGCATATGGTGATCCTGAAAAGTATTATGATGAAGTAAGGAATCTTTGGAAATCAGAGAACCTGCATCGTGGATGTCGATGGTGGCGGCCCGATGACGGCGACCTGGACATTTATAGTGTTGCGGCGGCGACTCAAAAAGTCTATGAAGAAGAATTCGAAAAACTTCTGATACGAGCAAAGATGAAGGATGCATCGCAAGACAATCTCGTTCTTATGGGCGGATGTGCGTTAAACTGTTCTGCAAATCATATTGCACGGAAGTATTTTGAGAATGTATGGATTATGCCAAATCCTGGTGATGCAGGTAGTTCTCTGGGAGCGATTGCAGCTAACAACAGACAAAAATTGAACTGGAAGGGTCCATATCTAGGCGCAGATATGGGAGGAGAATATCCAGTAGAAAAACTCTTGACAGAATTGCATAAGGCTAGTATAGTAGGAGTTGCAAATGGTCAAGCTGAATTTGGTCCTAGAGCATTAGGTAATCGCAGCCTTCTAGCTGATCCAAGAGGCCATGATATTAAGGATAAAGTAAATGCCATTAAAAAGCGGCAAAAATTTCGCCCATTCGCTCCAGTCATTCTGGCAGAACATGCGAGAGACTATTTTGAGATGTCATGGGAAGACTCCCCTTATATGCAATATACTTCAAGATGTAAATATCCTGATTTGTTTCCTGCTATTGTCCATGCTGATGGTACAAGTCGTGTCCAAACTGTGACAAAAGAGCAACACTCTGGTCTGTATGACCTTCTTAGTAGATGGTATGAAGAAACCGGCTGTCCAATGCTATTGAATACAAGTCTCAATATCAAGGGGATGCCAATGGTAAATAACTTTAAGGATGCGGATGATTTTGAAGCAAAATATGCGGTAAAAGTCTTTTCCTAATAAATATTAGCATGACTGATAATATTCTAAAGTTTCCAGACAAGTTTCGTAAGGAACCTAGACGTTATCGCATACCGTTGTATACGGATGCCGACGTGGAGCTTGTTTTATTTTGCGTCAATGCTTTCGGAGTTACACCAGAAAGAAACATGATGGACGATTTATTAGAAATGGACCCAATTGAAGTTATAGAATGTCTTGACATTGCGAGGGAATCTGATATAATATCAAATGTAGCAAAAGAGCATATACGCTGCATACGTGAATCTATCGAAGAAAGTTAATATATCATGAATATCTTTTATTTGGATCGTGACGTTTCCAAATGTGCCGAATATCATAATGACAAGCATGTCGTTAAGATGATCCTAGAATATGCACAATTGTTATCTACCGCTCACCGTGTAATTGACGGCGAACAATACCTAGATAAAACTGCTAATGGCCGTTCAATCAAGCGTTGGCGTATGGAAGATAACACCCTTGAAACAGTTCTTTACAAAGCAACGCATATCAATCATCCCAGTGCTATCTGGGTTCGTCAGTCTAACAATAATTATAACTGGCTTATGTGTCTATTCCAGTCTCTTCTTACAGAATACACTCATCGCTATGGTAAAATCCATGCCACTGACCGGCTAGTTTATTTTCTTCGCAAGCCCCCAAAAAATATTCCTGTAAGTCATCTAACACAACCGACACCTGCTATGCCTGACGAATATAAGGTACAAGGCGATTCTCTACAGTCTTATCGTAACTATTATGTTGGTGCAAAAAATAATATGGCAAAATGGAAAAATCGTGAAATTCCTGAGTGGTGGAGAGACGCAACTCAATAAATAACTACATGAAGACAGTAATACCGATTTCTCTTCCCGAATCCATCGTGCCTCCCTCGGCACTAGGCGACTCTGCTATTGCAGTGTCGCCTTTTTTGTATCAACCTCAAACCTCAAAGGACTGTCATGTCAAGAAGAAAACAAAACGCCTTACAAGTTGTCTCAAATAATGACTCGCCCGTAACCCTAGAGAAGAGTAAGCTATGCAAAGTAAAATACGAAGACCTAAAAAATATTCAACCAAAAACCTTTAATCAGAGACAATTTTTTGAACTTTATAATCAACAGTCCGCAGCAATATTACTTCACGGTGTAGCAGGAACAGGGAAAACATACATCGCGCTTTTTAAAGCACTAGAAGAAGCACTAGATCCAGAAACAGTATTTGAGCGAGTAGTAATAGTCCGCTCTGCTGTTCCATCAAGAGAAATTGGTCACCTACCCGGTGACGAAAAAGAAAAGACAGAAGTTTATCAGTTACCTTATGTAGAAATCTGCGAGGATTTGTTTAATCACATCCAGCCATTTCAGCGATTGCAAGAACAAAAGTCAGTGAACTTTATGATCACTTCATTTGTTCGTGGTATCACTCTAGATAATTCCATCGTCATTGTTGATGAATGTCAGAATATGACGGATATGGAATTAAATTCAATTATGACCAGAATTGGCAGAAACTCAAAGATCATATTCTGCGGAGATTTCCGACAGACTGATCTATATAAAAAGACCGATATGTCTGGACTTCAAAAGTTCATCGCTATCGCCGAACTAATGCCTTCGTTCAAAACTGTAGAGTTTTCTGTTCATGATATAGTAAGGTCCAAATTGGTTAAAGAATATATTCTGGCCAGACTAGAATATGAGGAGAGATACGCATAAAAGACTTGACAAACTATGTGAATCATGTTATAAGAGTATATGTTTAAAACGATCTATGATTATACCGATTTCGCCCAGGATGAAACAAGAGAAGATGGTAGCAGAGTTTATGTCAATGCCTCAGGTGTTGGTTATCCCTCTGCTACCACCGTTCTCGGTGTTCTGAATAAAGATGGCATCAACAAGTGGCGTGAGCGCGTTGGTGAAGAAGAAGCCGACCGCATTTCTAAGCAGGCTTCTACTCGTGGTACTAAAATACACACACTTACCGAAGCATATCTAAAGAATGAAGAAGTCGATTTTGATAGCGTGAAAGCGTCCTTGCTCGACAAGGAAATGTTTACTAAGTTTAAGTCAATTCTTGAACCTATCGATAACATTCACTGCCAAGAGTTGGCATTATACAGCGACTTCCTGCGTATGGCTGGTCGCGTTGACTGTATCGGAGAATACAATGGTATTCGCGCCGTAATCGACTTTAAGACTTCTAATCGGCCCAAGAAGAAGGAATATATCAGTTCCTACTTTATGCAGACCACTGCATATGCAATCATGTATGAAGAACGAACTGGTATTCCTGTTCCCTTTCTTGTTATCTTGATTGCCGTAGACGGCGACGAGCCTCAGGTATTCATAGAAAAGCGTGACAACTGGGCTAAAAAACTTATCGAAACCCGTGACTTATTCGAAGCGAGTCGTGATAAATAGTTTGATGATAAAAGACCGCATACAGTTTACGGAATCTGCGCTTGAGCATTTTCGTAATGTCTCCGTTTCAAACAACGCATTAGGTGTCCGACTATCTCTTGCAGGTGGCGGCTGTGCTGGGTTCAGTTACAAGTGGGATTTGGTAAAGAGTGCCGACGAACTTGTAGAAGATGATTTTCCACAGGAGTATGATGATTGGACCTTCTGGTTAGATAGGCCGTCTGAATTATATCTCATTGGCAGCACCGTGAATAAGAAAGTTGATATTATCGGTAGCGTCATCGAAATACAAGCACCTCTCGCATCAAGCAGTTGCGGTTGCGGAGAAAGTATCAATTTTAATCTATAAAACGGTTGACTTCCAAAGCAAACTAGTATATAAATAGATTATCAGTTGTTGACAATCAACAATAAAGGCGGAAAGACCGGGGTTCGACTCCCCGCACCTCCACCATCTACTGTGAGGGGAAAGAAGAGTAGCGATTTACGATCGGATCGTGAAAATCGATAACTCACAGTAGTTGATGGGGGTGACCATGGAATTCGATTTTCGTGTAATAGGGCGGTTCGAGACTGATTGCTTGGCAAAGTGCCACTAAACGTAAATGCAAACGATAACGTTGCCTTTGCAGGATATGCGCTAGCCGCATAATCTCATTGGGTTTTTGATAGTTTTCCCTCGAAACAGAATAAAACTATCGCCTGTTCTGTATATACGATGAAATGAGTGAACTAAGAACCTACGGATGCTAAATAGTTGTATGACCCATTGTGCGACCTGACACCAGCAAGCACAGTGGGTTATTTTTTGTCTTCGGACAATCAGTGTGGGGAGTCACTGGTTAATACCCTCTCAAGTATAACAACTAAATGGAAATAAGATGACTTCCTTTAATAAGAAGTTTTTCAAGTTTCTTTCGATTATTACACTATTAAGTTATAGTTTATATGGAATTAATTCATATGCTGAAACTGCCATCGAAAGAGAAGCAAGGGAATATTCCCTCGGCGTTGGAGAAGTAATCCAGGACATCAAAGATGATGCCCAAGAACAACAACGTAAAGTAACACAACAAAGAATCCAGACACAAAATATTCGTCTGGCAAACAACAGAGAATTGAAGTGCCTAGCAGATAACATTTACTATGAGGCTGGTAATCAGTCGACCAGAGGTAAATTGGCGGTCGCTGCGGTCACTATCAATAGGGTAAATAGCCCCAAGTTTCCTAAATCCGTATGCTCCGTTGTATACCAGAGAACAAAACGTGTGTGTCAGTTCTCATGGGTATGCGAAGGAAAGAAGAGTGTCCGCAGTGCGCAACAATATGCTGAGTCAAAGAAAGTTGCTGAGAAGGTATTGTTCGCTGGGGCTAATCATGGCGTATTAGGAAAAAATGTTCTATTCTATCATGCCGACTATGTAAGTCCAGGTTGGAATCTTCGTAGAGTAGCTAAAATTGGTGATCATATATTTTATGCAGGATAAAGAATGGGTAAGAGAAGTAACTTTGAACATCGTAAGAACGACTTCTATCCGACTCCGTTGGATGCAGTAAAGCCTCTCTTACCCTTTCTTCCCTCGGAGTTTACCTTCGCTGAGCCTTGTGCTGGCGATGGTAGACTCTGTAGGCATATCGACACCTTAACAGATAGTAATGCAGTAGCTACTTTGGTTTCTGATATTGATCCTAAAGACCCGTCTATTGAAAAATATGATGCATTAACTGTTGACATTCCCGCAAATACCAGCTATATTATAACTAATCCGCCTTGGTCGCGATGGATACTTCATCCATTGATTGACAGGTTTGCTAGTATTCGTCCTACATGGCTTCTCTTTGATGCTGATTGGATGCATACTAAACAAGCAATACCCTATCTACAATATTGTAGTAAGGTTGTGGCCATAGGTAGAGTAAAGTGGATTGAAGATAGTAAGTTTACTGGCAAGGACAATGCTTGTTGGTATCTTTTTGATAAAAATGAAATGAGTGGAACACAATTTTATGGTCGAGGATTTTCAAGTGGTAGATGAAGTCAGCAACGAATTTCTGATTACGAAGAAGTTTAGAACTTCTACTGAGTTTTCTCAATTTATTGAGAAGCAAGCATCGACAACAGGTCTACCGTGTATGGACTTGCTAGTTGATTATTGCGTGAAGAATGATATTGAAATGGAATCGGCATCGGTTCTATTGACAACTTCACTTAAGGAAAAGATTCGTGCGGAAGCAGAAGAACTAAATATGTTGAAGCGCAAGGATGGAAAGCTACCCTTCTAATGGACTCTTTCGAAGTTTATCGTGTCTACATGTCACTCAAACTTCATTTTACTTCTGATGATTACGATATCACAAAAACGAAATCGGGTGTCAGGTGTAAGAGAGAAACATTTCTTAAACGTAAGGATGTTCTATTGTTTCGCAAGCTGGCCAAACGATTTACCTTTACTGAGATGGTAGATTATTTCGTTGCTAACTTTGTCAATGGACATAATGGTTTATTTGATGCCGAAAGTGATGACGTATATCGGGACTGGAAGGCTAGAAAAGAGAAGTTGACATATCTGTTCACGCAAGATATCTCTACACTTATGTTAGAGGCCGAAAAAGCAAATGTTGATCCATTGATTAGTGATGGTCAACATCCCTTAGCATTAAAACTATACCTTGGTAAAAAAATTAGTCTTGAAACCCTAATTATTCTTGACAAATTGTTTAATTTCGTGTATAGTAATAATACTGTGTTAGCAAATGATTTTATATGGAAAGATGTATCTCGTTTGATAACAAAGTACCGCGTCTTTGTCAAGTTTGATAAAGACAAATTCTCTCAACTATGGATCAAGGAGAAAGGCCAAGTGGTCTGTTAAATGAGTCATTCTAAGCGTAGAGACTTCGATTACGAACCTCGTGTCAAAGAAGTTCGTAAAGGTGTGGACAAATCCAGTAAGCACCGCAAAAACCTGTATAAATACTCTGGTAGTCAAGAAGAAGATTTCGATGACTATGATGATTATGATACACAACGCAAATATTAACGCAATACAACGCAATATAACGCAAAGTAAGGAATACAAATATGTCTTTTAATTCTCTCTCGGAACTCCGTAAGAACCGTGGCAACTTCGACTCACTTATGAAAGAAGTCGAAAAGATTGCAAATCCCACAAACGAAAAGCGCGGCGATGATGATCGCCTCTGGAAGCCTTCAGTAGATAAGGCTGGCAATGGCCAGGCGGTTCTTCGTTTTCTTCCTGCTCCTCCAGGCGAAGAACTTCCCTGGGTTCGCGTGTATGACCACGGCTTTCAAGGTCCGACCGGAAAGTGGTACATCGAAAACTCGTTGACCACTATTAACAAGCCAGATCCTCTTGGCGAACTCAATTCAGAACTCTGGAATTCGGGTATCGAAGCCAATAAGGAAATCGCTCGTAAGCAGAAGCGCCGCTTGTCTTATATCTCTAACGTTCTTGTTGTTAAGGACCCATCGAACCCTGAGAACGAAGGTAAAGTCTTTCTCTATAAGTATGGTAAGAAGATTTTCGACAAGATTAAGGACGTAATGCAGCCTACCTTTGAAGATGAAAAGCCGGTTAATCCGTTTGATCTTTGGGAAGGTGCCAACTTCAAGCTCCGTATTCGTCAGGTAGAAGGCTATCGTAACTACGATAAGTCAGAATTTGATGGTAATACGCCACTTGATGAAAATGAGGATAAGCTAGAAGCAATCTGGAAGCAGACGCATTCACTTGCCGCTTTTCTTGATCCCTCAAACTTCAAGTCTTATGATGAACTCAAGACCAAGCTGAATACTGTTCTTGGTAGTGGTACTCGTGTGCCTACCGCAGAGAAGGTAAATCCGCTTGATGCAGAGGATGAACTCTTCGTTGAAACCAAGATGAAGACGGCTGCTAAGGCAACCGAAGAAACTCCACCTTGGAATGATGAAAAGAGTGATGATAATATGAGTTACTTCGCAAGTCTTGCGGACGACTAAAAGAGAAAGGGGCGCTCTAAGCGCCCCTTTTTTATGCCATTGCTCGTTTTAGAGCAAATCTCATCCAACTACTCTCATCATCTCTAACATAAGTTTTAGTATTTGGTACCGGGGAGCTTTCGGATGCACCGCCACCTCCACCACCTTGATTGATTATTGTTGGAGGAGGAACATTCACTTTCATCTGGTCTTTGGCTTGTTCCGACCCCTTTTCTAAGATGCCACTATCAGGATTTTGGCCTGATTGAACTTTAGCTTCTTCTCCGCCACCGCTCATGTAATCATAAGCCTTCTTTGCACCAACAGCGGCAAGGCCGACTCCACCTAAACCAACCGCAGTCATTAGTGGATTTCTTTTCATAAATCCAGCTGCTTTGCTGAATATGCCGCCGCCTGGCTTACCCTGGACTTTAGCTGTTTGTTTTGGTTGTGCTGTCGCTTTCGGCGCTTGCCCACTTTGTGCGGCTTCTGCGGCACGTGTTTCTGGTGTGCCACCTAAGGCTCCCATATCTCTAGCAGCCAGTGCAGCATCTAATCCAACAGAAGCCGCTGTTCCCACGCCAGGAATAGTTCCCGCTGCACCCGATGCCAATTCTAGGCCTGCACCTGTCCAGTCACCAGCCATTGCTCTCTGTGCAGCAAATACACCACCAGCAACAAGACCAACTCCTGGAATTTTCTTTAATAGCGATTTGCCAACTGCTTTCGCGCCTACTTTAGCTACACCCTTTGCAGCAACTTTTTCGCCAGCTTTAACTGCACCCTTTTCACCCGCTTTAGTAGCAGCCTTTTCACCAGCTTTAGTGGCAGACTTTGGTGTATCTCCTGGTGTAGGAGCAAGTTCGGCTGCGGTCATTGCAGCGTTGCCAGCAATATTTGTTGTATTATTGGTAGTAGTATTTTCTACCAAGTTTTCACCACCATCATTATCGTTACCCGCAATCATCGAACCCATGCCGATAGCACCAGCACCTAACGCCAATGCACCGAGTAAACCTCTGCCTCTTCCCGGTGTTCTACCAGGAGAAACTGCAGGCGCTCTTCTGACAAATCTACCCTTGGCGTCTCTCGGTTGACTTCTAGCTCTTTCCGATCTAGACTTCTTGGTCCCATCCGGCGCATTAGGAATATTTCCGCCACGATTTCTACGACTAGGTAAATCGATATCAATTGCGGGTCCGCCGCCACCTGGTCCACCATCTGAACCACCAGAACTCTCAAGTGATTGTGCAATCTTTTCTATTGTATCTTTTATTGCAGAGAATAATTCATTTGCTTCTTTGAATGTGTCAGAGATTTCATCCAACTTTTTTGTATTTTCTTGGATAGCATCTACAACTGGACTCTCTGACATTCCAGCCGAGTCTTCTTGAAGTTCGCTTGTAGGTTGTGCTACATTAGATTCGATGCCAGCCGCTACTGCTCCTGTAGTTGGTTTATCTGGTAGAATAACGGATGCGCTCTTTTTCTCATCGTAATCTTTTTGAAGTTCTGCATTAATAGTATCTTTTGATACCGGTTTACCCTCTCTACGATATGATATATCTTTTTCAGAAGCAGGCGCTATTCCTCTATCGGCCAGTAGTTTCTTTTGTTCTGTAGTAAGATCAGTTAATTTTTCCGCTTCTTGGGCCAAGCCCATACTATCTCTAGCTTCGGCTCTTTTCTTTTTATCAGAAGTGAACAGATCATATCTCATATCACCAGGCTTTCCGGTGAAGACTCTTTTTGCACCTTCAAGCTGAGTTTTTACAAATCCTTTTGAAATTGCAGTACCCGTTGTCGTGTCTTTGCCACTGACGGCACGCTTCAAGCGATTTCTAAATGTGTCTTCTTTTCCTTTAAGACCCATATCATTCGCTTGAAAATATTGCTCTTTAGCTGCCTTCCCGGCATTCGCAAATCTAGTTGCGGCGTCTGTATTACCTGAAGCCTCTGCTACGCCTTGTCCTTTTTTAGCAAGCGCAAGTACCTCTTTGATACCTTTATTGAAACCTTCTAAGTTCTTCTCAGTTAACTTGCCAATTTCTTTGACAAGATCGGTCAGCATTTTACGTTCTTCGTCGGTATACTGTTCTAAGTCTTTGCTTATGTTTTCTGTGGCAGCCGATAAAATCTTAGCCGCTTTTTCACCATCAACGGTTGTTACCGAAAGAGGATTTGTAGTTTCCTTAATCTTTTCTAATTGAGTTTCTTTTCCGACACCAGAACCGGACGAACTTAATAGTTTTTTGATGTCTTTTGCTTGACCTATAACTTCATCCAGACGGTCGATAACAGGATCGGGCCCATTACCGGGGGTCTTCTGTAGTCTATCTGTTAGTCCTTGTAAATTACTGGCCATTGATTAAAAATCCTGTTGGTTCTTTTCTGCTTTTTTCTTCAAATGAGTCATCAACAATCCTATGTAAACTTCCCTTTCCCATGGCATCATATTTTCAAGTTCTGACAGACTATATTTGTGTTCTTGCATTAAAATAAAGTTTGTCTTATAATGATTCATCAAATTATCATGAGAAAGGGTTATTCGAAAAAATTTTCTACACCGTCTATTAATACCGTATTTTCTGTGTCACATTTCACGCAAGTATAATCAATTGTCTTTTCCAATCGAGGCGATGTCTGGAAAAACTCAACAATCTTCTCGAATTGTTGAGTAGAAAGACTGTTAATAAACGTTTCAACTTCTTCCTTGCCTTCTTCTGCCGCGTCATAGATTTCGTCATTATCAAAAATCTTTTCTACACATGACATAACAAGATCGAATGCCGGGGTTTCATCATCCACCAAAATCTCTGCTTTTGGATACTTCATAAACACACCCACATTGTCTGAAAGCATTATCTTATTACTATGATTTTCAGGAAAATCTACAGTAAGAGAATTCAAATCTAATGTGGTTTCAGTCTTATGTCCGCATTCACCGCAAATCAAAACGAAATCTGTGATATTGCCAATAGACTGTGAACGCAATTGAATAAAAGCATATTGTAGATCGAAAAACGGCAACTCTCTACCGTTTACATTTCCACCAGAACAAGAGGTCACAATGTCTTGCATGGCCTTTATCATTTCCTTTGGATCATTTGATTCTTGAGCCAAAATAAGTATCTTTTCTTCTTTCACAAGAAAGGGACGAAACTCAATTTCATTTGGTAAAGAATGTAACTTTACTCTGAAAGTTGGAGTAGTCATAATCGGCAACGGCATAATTTAGTCCTTCATTAATTAAACTGGTATTACAAACCATCTTTTATATGTAAACGTCACTGGCAATCTAACGGGCTGTGTATTGCTGTTAGACATCTGAATGGGTGCAATCGATCTGGGAAACACATCTTCTAATTCCCATTTAGCAACAACTTCATCTTTATTATTCAATGCAGTTACTATCATGCCTCCATAATATTTGTTTGGAAAAGCAATTTCTCTGGTTCTTTTACTGATAATTCCGCGCATCCAATCTCCGAAAAAGTCTTTTGCTGCCCATGTCACATCAACTAAAAACGTAAAGGTAATTGAGTCTCCACCAAAATCAATTGCACTGGCCCGTTGTTCATTTAAATTGTTGATTCTAACTGGTCTTGTTCCGAGAAGTATTCCTGGAATCATAGCATCTTCGACAAAGAGGGATAGATGATTGGCTGAACGACCTGCAGATGTTATGTGTGTGGCCATTTTTTGTCCACCGGGCACTCTTTTACCATCGTCGCCTTTCAGATCCGCTGGCGGAATTATTTGTACCTCAAATCTATGCGAACGAGCAAAATCTCTTTTTCTCGTCTCCGCGCGGAAATTTGCCAAGCTATTATGTGCTTGTTGCATTAAATTTTGCTCCTAGTGTCTCTGAAAACTGATTCTTTAGTTGCACCAACAAACGCTTCAACTGGTAAGAATATCGCTGCTTTCCAATCAACAGGATTAATTTTCATAAATTGCGATCTCACATGTGTAGTCAAATAATGTTTGATGCAAGGTTTAATTTCGGCTGCTGTTTGTAGACTATTTAAAAGATTATATGACAAGCGCATTTTGCTGGTTGGTGTAAGCGTCTTGGAATCCGCAAAGTTCATCAATTCACCCAAAACTTTTGCTCTTAACAGGTAAGGCAAATAGTGAACGTTAATGCCATAGAAACCGCCTTTAGCTGGACCGAACGGCAATACTAAAGGAAAAGTATCGTAAAACGGTAGTTCGTTTTTAAACTTCGGGTCATAGAAATACATATACATCGCACCAATCTCTACCTTACTGGTAAGACTGCCGATATCAGATTGCATCACTGTGTTTCCAGAAACTCTTGCGCCCACGAGGCTCTTAACGTTGCGCATATACCAGTCAATGGACTTCTGTCCATCTCCTACTTGCGCACGAAGTTTCTGAAAGGCGTTATTTGATGCCATTAACGGCCCTGACCTCTATACTTTTTAAAATTGCGGCGCTTATGCTTGTTCATCGTGCTTAGTTTGACTCCCTTGCGGCGAGGTGCAAATACTGCCTTTGTGTTTCCGGTTGCTTTAGCCATGGTATAAATCTCCTTAGTGTATATTTATGCTTTAATTCCAAGTTCTTTCTCAGTTAATATCATAAATTCCCAACCATTATCTTCGCAGAATTCAGTTGCATACTTCCACTTGGCTTGATTTACACCCCAAGTCATAACTTCATTTAGAAATTGTTTGGTCTTTCTCGCAGGAATTTTCGGCTGCTGAACAAATTTAGCAGGCTTTATTTCAATTAAGTATTTTTTTACTTTACCGCTACTCTCTTGGACTTTCATATAAAAATCTACAAAGTATCGATGAACTCTATTATCTTTGGGTGAAATATAAGGAATAGCCAGTTCTTCTGACCCCCATTCTAATACACTTGGATTACTATCGCACCATTTCATAAACTTTAGCTCCCAGCTAGAACGATATATAATTCTACCAGGATCACCAATATACTTCTTAGGATTTCGTATTTTGTAGAGACCTTTCATAGTCTCCTTTGTGTATGTCATATAAATAGTCCAAACCAAGCTCAATAGGATATTTATTAGAAATGGCAGAACAAACAAGAGCGCCGGCAAGTCCAACGCAGTCCTCTTCTTCTCCTTCTCCTGGAGGAAGATTTAATAGAGACACTTCGGGTATGGTCAACCCGTTTGATAAAGCAAACAAAGCGTCTAAGACATTTACGTATCCAGAAAGTTTAAACCCAGCCTTGGGGAAGGAAAACGAACATACTCACTGGATAGCTTTTTATCCTCTTGTTAGAGAAGGTACCAATGCGGCAAAAGCACTTGGTAGTAGAGGTACTATTTTTGAAACTTCAGGCCAACAAAGAGTCGATGCAGAACATGCAACAGCCGCTGGTGCTGCACTAGGTGGAAAACTTGCTGCCGAAACATTAGGTACTGCCGGTCTTGCAGGATTGAAGAGTATTATGGGCGCTAAAGGTGGGTTATCAAACTTCTTTAAATCTGGTGCGGCTGGAACAGCAGGCACTGTGGCAGCACTGGGTATAGCTGCCGGGGCTGCAGCCGGTGCGGCTCTTAATGGTATAGGCGCAAGAAGATTGATTATGGGATCCAGATCAATCGTTTTGGGCATTCAAGACAAACTTAGCTATGGCTATTCAGCAAACTATGATGTTGCTGATATAGGAGGTTTTGTCGGCGCCGCGGCAACGGGCAACTTTAGTGGAGAAGCCTCACTAGGAGATGTCGGTACCGATGTTGGTGCATTAGCAGCCAGAAAACTAGCAAGTCTTGCTGGTGCAATTGGCGGTAATCAGGTCACAAACTTAAAGGAAGCTACCTCAAAAACAGTAGAGAACCCGTATAAAGAGCAGTTGTTTAAAAATATGGGCTTCAGAAAATTTGGTTTTGAATATAAATTTGCACCTAGAACAGAACAAGAGGGCACTACAATTTTTGGCAAAGGTGGTATTATTGAGACGTTTGTTCAACATATGCACCCCGAACCCAGCAACGCTGGCGTATTTTTGATTTATCCTTCCGAGTTTTTGATTGTAATCTACCACAACTCCGGGTTAGAAAACACCTGGGTCAGAAGAATATCTAATTGTGCTTTAACGGGAATGAATATTGATTATGGCGGAGATGGGTTCACCACTTTTCAGAATACTAACGGTATGCCAACAGAAGCTACTGTTAGACTTGAATTTACCGAACTTGAAACACTTACAAACAAACGTTCAAAACTGGGATATTAATTATGTCATATTTTAGCAATTTTCCATCGGATATACTTAAAATTGGAAATGAATATAAGTATGTGACGGATATTTTCAGACGAGTTTATACAAATACGTTTTCTACGCATTATTCGGAACTAGAGACGGTAACTATTCCTGAAGGATATACGATAGAGCAAGTCAGCGATTTATATTATGGTTCACCCACATATCACTGGGTTATTATGATTTTAAATAATATCGTTGACATTAGAGAAGAATGGCCGAAGTCTACTACAGATTTGGTGGAATATTGTAAACTAAAATATGGCGGTCTAGAAGAATTATACGATGTTCATCACTATGAAAGCGATGACGGCATCACGGTACAATCTAGCTATGCGGAAAATAAAATTGCAATCACGAACATCGAATATGAAGAAATACTGAATGATGCTAAGAGAGAAGTCCAGATTTTAGAACCTAAGTATCTTAACTCATTCGTAACTAAATTCCAAACATTGATTTCGAGGTAATATAATGGCAGACGGCGTGACTAATCCTGATTATGAAGGTGATGGAGATCTTTTTTCAAATGAAGTAGACTTCGATGAGTCGGCTTTTGCCGAACTGAATCCTGCAATTCTACAAAAAGCCGGCGATGTTCTCTTCAATGAGATAATGTTAGTTACTAACGGTGGCATTATTGATATTAGAAATTTTGTGGTTGAAATCAATATCTATGAAGACATGTTCTCTCCCTGCTTACATGGAAATGTCATTATTCGTGACACACAAAACCTGATAGAAAAAGTTCCTCTAATCGGCGATGAAATATTAACTCTGGACATTTCTACTCCTCAGTTAGCTCAAGCGCCCTACGACCCAACAAATAAAATACAAAAATCATTTGCCGTATATGCCATCAAGAATAGATTTTTGTCGAACGAAGACAAAGAGCAATTGTATTCCCTGCACTTTATTTCGCTAGAAGGTATGGTAGATAATGTCACATATTTGTGTCAGAAGTATGAAGGCACAACAGATGAAATAGCAGCAAAAGTTTTTGATGATACGTTTAAGAATATTCCTAGATACTTAAACGATAAAAACACGGGAGCAACTGCACCTAAATCTGAATTTACCATCGGCGATACTCCACACACTTCTAAGGTTTCATTATTGCCTCCTATGTGGACACCTTTTCAAATAATGGGTTATCTATCAAAACGAGCATTAGGAACAAATGTTACCGATGCTCCGACGTTTCTATTTTATGAGACGACCAAAGGTTTTTACATGTGTTCTATAAACGATCTAATTAGATCACAGATGTCAGTTGGTTTTATTATGTCGAAGTTGAAGTATCGTAAGAAATATGAGGATGAACAACTAGGAGAAAATGCAATTCGTTTGGCGTATTCTCACGTTGAAAATCTAGAGTTTTTATCAAACGTTGACGTTCTTAAAGGTCAAGACTTGGGGCATTTCGCAAGCTCTCTTTTCACATTAGATGTAGTCAAGAAAGAATATGCGGCAACGTCATACGATCACGGGTTTGAGTTTCAGAAATATCCTCATTTGGGTAGTTATAAATCTGCGCCCGGTCAAGCGGGTCTGGTTCTGGATGAAAGCAAGAAATATAATTCAATTTTTCCTGCCACTGTTATGCGCTCATCCGACAGTAAAGTTTTTATTGAGTCTATACATCCCGGTGTTCTAGATAGTGCAGACCCAGAATTGATGAATCTTCATCCTGAAAAATATGTTCAGCAAAGAAACAGTCTGTTTTCTGACATTTCTACTATGAAAATGAAAATTAGTATTCCAGGTAGAACAGACATGGAAGTTGGTACAATCGTAGATTTTGATTATCCTTCCGTGGGGTCTGGTAGAAATGGTGAAACGGATGAGGACAGTGTTAAAGATATATGGATAAGTGGATATTATATGATAACTGCGATACATCATCAAATTACAAAATTGAGACATAATATGATTTGCGAAATTGCTAAGGATTCTTATTTGAAAGAACTTGTAGCCGAAGAAGCATCTCCAGCACCCGCGGCGCCGCCACCAACAACTAATCCTCCTTCTTCACCAGCTTCACCGACTACTACCCCAAAAGCTACTCCTGTTCCAACCAAACCAACTAAATAGACTAATGGAGTTACTTATACTATGATGGATAATAGAACAACTAATAATGTTGGTCAGTTTTACTGGTGGTTCGGCGTGGTCGAAGATCGCGACGACCCTTTACGTATGGGCAGATGTCGTGTCCGTATTATGGGTTACCACATAGATAGCAAAGAAATACTTCCTACCGAAGATTTGCCGTGGGCTGTTCCTATTATGCCTGCAAATAATCCTTCAATATCTGGAGTGGGCGGTTCGGCAAACGGCGTAGTCACCGGAACTTGGGTGGTAGGTTTCTTTGCCGATGGTTCAGACGGACAACACCCGATGTTTTTTGGCACAGTCGGTGCGGTACCTGGCGGACTTGACGGTGACGATTGTATACCTGCAGGCGGCAATTCTGCAAGTGATGCCGCTGGAGATACTGGTAATACTGGTAATGGCGGTATCGCATCTGGTCCGTTCATGGAGGTTGCTGCTAAATTTATTGCTTACTTCGAAGGAATTTGTGATCCGGCAAGAAACATCGGCGACGGTGAAATAACTATTGGTGCAGGCCACGTGATCTATGCACCAGAAGCAAAAACTGGTTATGTTAATATTGGAGATGGCACAAAAATTAAATTGGCATCTGCCAACGGCGCAGGAACTAGAATTACCAGAGCACAATCACTAAAACTTCTCGAATTTGATCTACAGAAATTTGCGGCCAAGGCAAAGGCAGCATCTGGGCCCACATGGGACAAGATGAATGATAATCAAAAGGCGGTAATGATATCCTACACATATAACTGTGGTCCGGGTGGACTTAGAAGTCTTATGAAAAAAGGTCTTGAGGGTGCTATAATGAGCGGAGATATTAAAGCTGCGGCCGAAATAATTAAAACTCGCGGAACTAGAACTGGTAAAGGAATGGGTGTTCTCACCGGTCTAGTGAGGCGCAGGGCCGCCGAAGCTGTTCTATTTGATACCGGTCGATTACCTGGATAGGATTATTATATGTCATTACTACAAGCAACCAGTCTAATTACATCGGCAGTCAAGGCTGTCAAAACTGGTAAACTTCCTGATTTATCATCAACAGTAAATGCACTGTCTTCGGCTGGCGTTTTGTCGCGAGATCAAGCCAAAGCAGTTAAGTCTGGTTTGTCTCTAGCAAACACAATCGAGCAAGGAAAAACTCCAAGTTTATCTGCGGTAACTAGTGGATTGGCGGCAGTAGGCTTGCTAACAAAAACCGGAGCAAATAGTTTAACCAAACAGATTAATGTCTCCGCATCATCTCTACCTGGAAATACAGTTTCTAATGCAAATAAGTTACTGTCAACTCTTAGCAAGAGTGGAGTTATCGATAAGCCTACTGCCAAATTATTATCAAATGGGTTAAGTATTCTTAATGCGGCATCAAATGGAAATATTTCTGGTGTAATAAGCGGTGCATTAAAGATTGCAGATGTTTCTCCCAATGTTTCTAAAGCGGCAACCGAAGTATTAAAAGCTGTTCCTACTACGATTGAAACTTCTAAGGCAAGTTCTGGATATCAAACTACTGCCGCAAAATTACCAGATATCGGTTCGCCCGGCAAATTAACAAAAGAAGACTGTGTAAAAGTTCTTACAGCCTGTCAGCAAGCAATTTCTAGAAAATATGTTGTCGGCGGTAAGAGAAACATATGGCGTAAGGTTCACAATCGCGGTGAATACGGCGCATATAGAATGACGATATCACAACTTATTGATATTGATTTTCTAAAACCAGAAATACAAGAATGGGCAGAAGATTGCATTCAGATCAATGGCAATCGTCCTGGTGCCGCTGAAAGAGTTAAGTCATACGCAGAGGCAGTTCAAGATAGGGCGGGTGAATATGACTTCGCACCTTACAAGAGAGAAGCCGGCAATAATATCCAGTATTTCTTCTTATACAATCCTATTCCTCTAAATCATGAGGCTGCCGTAAGAAGCATGATTTCTTTCGTTACGTCGGAAGAAATGCAAGATAAAGCAGCATATTATTATTTAAAGAAGGCATACGTAGATTTAAGCAATGCGAAGATTGTGAATGAAAACACTTCTAAGGAAACTGTAGCAGGCTTACTTTCCGTTGCGCTTTGTGGAAAATTAGATGATGCTATTAGTTTTGCCCAAGGTGTTATCAAATCGAATTCGGATGGCGTCAACTCTAAGTATTGGTATGATATTGGATATAACGCGGTTGCTGAAAAACCAAAAGAAACTAATAGCGATAAGCCACTACTAAAATCCGGCGTAAGAGCACCAACAACAGAAATCAGTACCAAGGCTCTAATAGAGACTGCTAAAGATCTGGCTGATGTTCTATCTGGTAAAAACATAAACGGAGTCATTTCTGGACTAGTTAAAAATGGAATTATTCCTGCCGATATCGGTGGAATACTAGATGCTGGACTGGGAATAGCAGCATCAACAATCAAAGATAAACTCGGTGAAATCAATAAGGCTAAAGATGCCTTGGCCGCGGCGACAAGTATATTGCCAGCAAATACTACTTCAGCATTGAAGTCTATATCAAGCATTTCATCTAAAGTTAGCGGAGTTACCAGCAAAGTTCCATCTATTAGTAGTCTTGCGTCTAAAAATAGTATAACCTCTGCGGTAAGCAAGGTATCTAATACATCGCTTGCAAAACAGATTACTTCACTAGCAGCCGATGTTGAAAATACTGCCACAGAAGCGGTAGGTACTGCGCTTGGTGCAGCCGGGGCAAGCGGCAAAGTTGATCCAGCATCGTTAAGTTTTATTGGCGAATCCCTAAAGTCTGGTTTTGGTCTAGCCAACGATTCACAGACTGCGGTAATCAATGAGTTAAATCGTCGCGGTATGTGTCCTCCGGGTGCAACTGCACTTCTTCGTGCGGCAATCGATGGCGTCACTGACCCCGCAAAAATTTCTGATCTGATTGCATCAGAAACTAATAAGATGGGGAACGTGGGTGCAGCTATTCCAGCACTCAATACCACGCTAATAGAACAAACAGGTGCTAAACCTGGATTGCTTGATAAGTTCGAGCAAGCAAAAGCAGCCTCTATTAGTGCAATCGGTGTAAGTAAACCAGAATTGACTTCTCTGATTAGTAGTGCCGGTTCTGCATCGATGGAATCATTGAAGAAACAAGCATCTGCGGCAGCAAGTGGCATACTCAATTCCAGTTCGACCGCAGTGTCCGGTCTTGCTCTTGCTAATAATCTCACCGCGATAACAGCCGGTGCAAAAGATCCATCTGCCGCCGCTGCCGCCCTTGGCGCTTCTGCGGTATCAAATGTTACGGGCGCTATATCAGCGGCAACTGGCGCAGTTTCGGGTATAGCTGGTAACGCACAAGGAGCACTCAACTCTGCCACGGGCAACGTTACAAGTGCGTTGTCGAATGCAGCATCAAATGTTTCAGGAATGTTGGGCGGCTCTTCACCTACCACTACCGAAAAGCCAGCAGAAGGTGAAATTGTTTCGTCGTTCTTGCCGGTATCACCCGCTTCTGTTCCTCCAACTCCTCAAACAGGTGCGGCGTCCGCAGACGCAGTTCCTACGCTACCGTCCACGCAAATTGCGGCTGCGGTAGAAGGACCAACGCAGGCTTCTTCGCCACCTGTCGACCCTAATCCAATGAAAACTACATACGGTTCAGTAGAAGTCTCGTATCAATGGACAGCATCAAACGGCGTAGTTACATTATCTACCAAGGGTTCACCGATTGCTTCTGTAAACTTAATTGATAAGACAGATATAAAAACTCCTCAATATTCGATACTGATTTCTGCTATTGATGGTGCAATTAAGCAAGAACGTATCAATAACTATACTCCAAAAACACCTAAAATCTTTGAACAAAATCTTGGAAATGCTCTTTATCCGCAAAATAGCGGTGCGCTACCACTCACAGAGATTCCGATAATTGCTACAGTTATTCCGTTTATGAGTGACCACGCAATAAAGGTCGATGGATTAAAACCGATAAACTATGAACCATTTCGGACGAAGTATATTATACCTCTCAACAGACCGGAGGGTACAGAAAGTATCGATGCTCAATTAACTCGCGAAATTGAATATACACAGCGAGACATTGTGGAATTAAATCAAGAAGTTGCCGCCGACCCAACTGGCTCGACTGCTAAATGGGATCTTCCTACCGCGGAGGCATGGCTTGATGTTCTTAATGCTCTAAAGAGAGAGCAAAAAAACATTATCTTTAACTATAATAAATGGGTTAGAGAGTTTAATAATCCTCCTCTTGGACCAGATACTGCGCTATCAAACGACCTTATAAGTGCTAAGTCTGGAATCGCGGGTGAGTATACTACAAATCTTGAGAAAGTCAAGAAAACTTTTAGTAACAATACTCCAGTTGCGGCACAAGGACCGAGTAAATCAAATACAGACGGTTCAACAACTACGATTGTAACTGAAAAATATGGCGACGGTTCTGTAGTAACAACTACAATTGTAGAAGATCAAAAAGGATTTGCGTCTTCACAAAAAGAAGTTACGAGAGTTGCTCCGCCTATCGCAACAGCTCCTCCGAATACAAATCCACTACAAGCAGATAGCGTAGAACATCCCGCCGCGGCAGATACCGCGCAGTCATTGACACAAGCCCCATCGGATGCTGCGAATATTCCAGTAACAAACGATACTGAAAACGGCTTCGGTGACCCAAGAGGCCAATATCCGAAGAAGTCTCTCGGTGGTAAACCAGATACTAATCCTCTTGCAGTGGGTATAAATTCGCCTCATATTCAGAATAACCCAACGTCACAGGGTGCAAATCAAGAAAGTTTAAGTTCAGGTGCATCACCTGCCGCTAAAAATGCTCTCCGTAAAAGAGACATTCCAAAAGCGGGTAGAAACGGTGGATCTTGGTCGCAGCCTAAGACCGCATATGCTGCCCAGTATCCTTTCAACAAGGTTACTGCTTCGGAATCCGGTCACGTTCAAGAAATCGACGATACCCCCGGTGCCGAACGGATTCACACCGCTCATAAATCAGGATCATTTAATGAAATCGGTCCTGACGGAACACAAGTAACTCGCGTTGTTGGTGATAACTATACAATTATCGATAATAACGGATATATTTTAATTGAGGGCCGCGCCAATGTTCACGTTGCAGGTGAATGTAATGTTATGATTATGGGTGATGCAAATCTTACTATGAACGGTAAAGTCAACATGGACGTTCATAATGACTTCAACTTAAACGTTGCTGGTCACTTTGGACTATCTGTAGGTGGCGGCATCTTCATTAGAAACGATGGTGTATTCTCGCACGATAATAAAGGCGACATGCAAATACATGGTGCAGGCAACTTCAATTCGACAATTGATGGCACTCATAACCTTACAGCAAGCGGTTATAAAGTAACATCTAAGGGCGATTATCATGTTAAGGTATCTGGAGTTTCTTATCATACATCTGTTGGCAATATCAATCAAGACACAGATGGTTCAATCTTGAGCAAGGCCGCCGTAACTATCGATAGTAAGTCTGGTACACATACAAACATAGAATCGCTTGGTAATACAAACATCAAGTCTGCTGGTTCTGTTAATACAGAATCGATTGCTTCTACAAATATCAAGTCTGCGAATGTTATCAATGCACAAGCAGCGGATTCAGTTAATGTCAAGTCTGGTAATGCCGTGAATGTCAACTCTGCGGCAGCAACCAACGTCAAGTCTGGCGCAGCCGTTAATGTTGAGGGTGCAGGCAATATCAATCTTAAGGCACAACTTGTTGCATCTTCGCCTATTGATACACCAACTCTTGACGTTACAACTGCAAATGTCTCCACACTGAATGCTGGTAGCACAAATCTTCGAGCAACTGGAACTGATACTGGTACTAATGGAGGAAGCACTCACGATCTTCCGATATCTGGTCCGACATCTGCTTCTGTTACTGAACCAGGATCGGCGGTAACCGCCGGTAATGCTAACTCGGCTGATCCAGCAAGCGAAGCAACTGGCGCTAAGATTGCAACACTTGCAAATCCAATTCCTATTGAAAAGCCAGTATCTGTCTCGGCATCACCTATTATCGGTGGTCCAGATGGTCTTACTTCTACCGGGTCAGGTGGCAGCAGCCAGCTTGTAAATTCGGCAGGCGGGATCTCCTTCAATGAACAAGCGACAATCAACGACGATACGGCGTTGGCATAAGAGGAATATATGGCAGAAACCCCAAAAAATCCACCCGCAGCAAACTCTAATGCACCAACAACTACGACGGCGCCAGCGGCTGGCGGCGCCCCTACTGCTCCAGTTTCTCCGGCGGCCGCGCCCGCCGCTCAACCGACAGAAACTACTCAAGCGCCTGGTACAAATGAACCGGCAAATGAGGATCCTGGTTGCGCGGAAGCGAACAGCGACGGCAGTCCCAGTTTTATGGGTGACGAAGGTGGAGCACCTACATCTACTGAACCAGGAACTCCAGTGCCGCCCGCCGCGGGACTTAGAAAGACCGATACAGATTTTAAAGGAAATAAGCTACCGCCAATTCCCACATCCGGCAACTACAATGCTATGGCATCTAAAATCAAGTTATCACACTTTTATACTTTACAAGATGCCTTAAATCCTGCATTGGGCGCTGCTAGTATTCCTGGCTCAAAGTCTGCTGCAGGTAGAACATGGACAGGATATCAAATAGTCCAAAACTTACGCGATCTTTTTGTTCTTTGTATTGACCCAATTAGAGCCCGTTTCGGCGCGGGGTTTGTGATTACATCAACTTTACGCCCAAAATCAAATGGCTCAGCCCATAATGTTGGCTGGGGTATTGATATGCAGTTCGCAAGTTGTGGATATGTAGGGGGTAGACACCGCGAGGTTGCAAATATTATTGCAAAATTAGGAATTCCTTATGACCAGCTTCTTTACGAATGGGCGCCTGCGGTCAGGCCAAAGGGCGACCCATCCAAGGCGCCATGGATTCACATTGGATTAAGACAACCCAAAACATTAGCGGTTAGAGGCTGGGCGCAAAGTTTCTATAGGGACGAACCTTATGGAAAGAAAGGACAATTTGATCAAATGCCTGGTCTCAGAGGCTAATTTAATGTATAAATATACTTATGTCTATTAAACAAGTAAACAGAATATACTCGGACTTCGATCTTTCGTTTGCAGCTAATCCTGTGACGGGTGATGTTGCGAAGAAATATGATGTCAATGCAGTTAAACAATCTCTTAAAACTCTAGTGCTTACTAGATTTTATGAGCGACCTTTTCAACCTAAATTAGGGTCTCCTATATACGCATTATTGTTTGAAAATATCGATGTTATTACAGCCAATAGATTACAACTAGAACTTGAAATATTGATTAACAAATATGAGCCAAGAGTTAGAGCGCAAGACATAGAGGTTATTCCTGAATATGATGCAAATGCTTTTACGGTAAACATTACTTTTTATGTCTTTGGTATTGAAGGTCCTTTTAACTTTTCAACTATTCTAAGAAGAAGCAGATAATATGGCTCAATTAAATGTTACCGAACTAGATTTCTTTGGCATTAGAGAAAATCTAAAGACATATCTACAAAGTCAAACTGAGTTTGCGGACTACAACTTTGATGGATCTGGTCTATCGGTTTTAATTGACCTACTTGCGTATAATACTCACTATAACGCAACGCTTGCCCACCTTCTCGCAAATGAAATGTTCATAGACAGCGCGGTAAAAAGATCGTCTGTCGTTTCGATTTCTAAGTCTCTTGGATATAATCCCCGCTCCATTCGCTCCGCTAGAGTTGAGGCCACAATTGAAATAACTCCTCCGACATCGTATACATCCAGCACGGCAACTCTAAGTAAAAACCTAGGGTTTAAGGGAGTTGGTTCAGATGGTGTTACGTATACATTTTATCCTGAAGACGATATTACTGCAACAAAAGCAGACGGAACTTTTACTTTCGTTGTAACTCTAATTGAAGGTGTAAGAACCAATAACTTCTTTACCGTTACGGCAGATACTGTGTCTGGGCCGTTCGAACTTTTAAATAGAAATGTTGACACTTCTACAATAGTATGTAGAGTCCAAACATCTTCATCTGAATTAGACCTTCAAACATTCGTTCAAAATCAGAACATCGTTTCACTCACGGAAACTTCAAGAGCATTCTTCGTGGAAGAAAATGCAAATGGATTAATTGAAGTTCGTTTTGGTGATAACGTTTTGGGTAAAAAATTAACAGTCGGTAATATTGTTACTATAGACTATATTGTAAGTGGTGGGATAGGCGCAAACTCTGTCACAGGATTATCCGCAAAATCTGTAATTCTTGGAACAGGAGAAATAATTTCTGTTTCGGCCGCCGCTGCATTTGGCGGTGCAGAAGCCCAATCAACTGATTCAATTCGCTTCATTGCACCTAAATTCAATGCTACAAAGAATAGAGCCGTAACCGCTGAGGACTATACGGCATTGATTGAAAGTCAATACGGCAATATCAATTCGATAACTGTTTGGGGCGGAGAAGATAATGACCCTCCTATCTATGGTAAAGTTTTCGTTTCAATTGAGCCTCTGCCAAATAGCGTTATCACGGAATCCGATAAAACATCTATTGCACGGGACATTCTAAAGCCTAGAGGTGTAGTTGGAATCCAGCCAGTATTTGTGGATCCTTCATATCTTTATATTAGCCTTAACATAACAGCCAGATATTTAAAAAATAATACATCCGTGTCGGCGTCTGTTATTCAGAATACTATGTCTGAATACTTAGCGAGTTATTTTGTAAATACAACTTCTAAAGTAAAAAAGAATTTTTACTATTCAGAATTGTTAGAATTATTAAATTCTGTTTCAACTTCTATCTATGCCACCAATATAGAAATGAATCTACATAGAGCATATGAGCCATTCGCGGCCGAAAATAATAGAATTTCATTTGCATACAATACTACAATCGCACCGAATAGTGTAAGATCAAACCTTTTTACCACAATATTGCCATCGGGTAAAGAAGTAACATGTTATCTACGAGATAGTTATACCGAAGATGATTCGCTACCGGGTGTATTAGATTTATATGACGAAAACAATCTTCTGATATCAACTGCCGTAGGAACAATAGACTATCGAACAGGTAAAATCTTGATACCTAGTTTGTATATTAATACTATTTCTGGCACGGATCTTTATCTCAGAATTTATATTAAGCCACAAGGTTCATCACCGGACATCATTATGGCACCAGTAAATGAGGATATTTCCTATACGTATGCGGTCACCCCGTATGCAAATAAGAATTTGGTTTTAGCGCAAGATACTTCTACTATTTCTGGTGCTGGAAATTATATCTCAGGTACAACAATTAATATTATCGGAACTTAATACATGTCGGATTTCAAAAATTCTCTGGCATATTTGATTACAAATCAAGTTCCGGATTATATTAAAGCAGAATTCCCACAATTCGTCCTTTTTCTAGAAAAATACTATGAGTTTCTAGATCAGGATGGAGAGGTGAATAATGTCCTATTGAATGCCAGCTCGTTTTCTGATATTAATAATACACTCGAAACCTTTATTCCCTCGTTTCGTGAACAATATCTACAGATGTTTCCTAAAGATTCGCTTATTACGGATCGTCGCCTTATAAAATTCATTAGAGAGTTTTATGAAGCAAAGGGGTCAGAAGAAAGTATTCTATTCATTTTTAGAACCTTCTTCAACGAACATGTTGATATTATATATCCGTCAACTTATGTTTTAAAGCCTTCTGATGGTGTATGGATAAATCGCGAAAAGATGCGTATCACAACAGATGATACTATCTCATTAGACCCGTTTGATTTAAAGGGTAAAAGAGCAAAGATATATTCTTACATTGATATTGGTAGCGTTTCTACGTTTGAAACATACAATATTATAGTTGATGAAGTAACAAGACTAGCATACTCTACTGTTCCAACATATGAACTTTTTGTTAAGCAAGAAGAAAATGATGTTGTCATTCTTCCTGGTGCGGGCGCAAATGCCAGGCCCCTTGTTGTTGATGGCGAAATCAAGGCGATAACAGGTGACCCGGCAGTTTCTTCTAGAGACTTCGATCCGGCTGAAAACTTTGACATATATGCCAGATTTTTAATTCCAGACCATGGGTTTACAACTGGCGATTGTGTTATCTATGATCCTATGGAAGGCTCGGCAATTGGCGGATTAATTCCATATAGACAATATTTTGTTAAAGTAATTGACAGTAGATATTTTCGATTGTATCGTGACAAAATTGCGTTGCAACAAGTTCCTACAAGAACTTTTTTTAAAAGTGCCAATGTAAACATTTCTACTAATACCATAACGATAGCGGCACATGGTTATAATACTGGCGATCTGGTTGTATATAAGGCAGATTCTACCGGAATTGGCGGGCTGGATGATTTCGGTGTGTATTATGTTATTAAAATTAATAACAATACAATCAAACTTGCGGAATCTTTAATCGATAGTGATCCAAGATATTGTTTAGATGATACTTATTTTGCGGCAGACTATGTAACTATTTCAACATATAGTGAGTTGAATCTTACCTCAGTGGGTGTCGGCAATTTTCATGCGTTATCTAAAGAATACTTTATCAATTTTACCTCTGCAGGTACTGGCGACGAACAGCGTTTCATCGATGCTATGGATGCACCCGGTAGTGGCTATAATGCAATTCCCGCAATCACATTTATTTCCGACATCGGGGCTACTGGAGCAACAGCGCAAGCGCATCTAAATGCTACCGGTGGTATTGAATATGTTTCGATGTTAACAGGAGGTACTGGATACGCAGAAGAATCCACTATCGTATCCTTTAGCACCGATAGCATAAGGTCGTTTGTTTATATTGATGAGTTTGCGGATAAGTATGGTTATCTTACTCGTAGCATTACAGATACCGTAGACATTGTTAGTATTTCTGGCACACCGAATTACGGCTTCTTACAGGGTGAAGTATACTCAATTTCCGAAAGCGGATCAACTGGGCAATATGTATTCAGTTTCCCAGATACGTCTCTAAATTATTTCGCGGGTGATTACGTTCAGTTCGGCGTAGATAATAGAGCCAGTGTTATTATTGATAGCGTTAATGCTCAAGGAAGACCTACAAAGGTAAGAATCTTCTCAAGTGGTAGTGGATTTGAAGCACAGACATTTACAGCTACGATAACATCGACATCTGGATCAAATTGTGTTCTTAGATTCACTACTGGAGCAATAACTTCGATACAAGAAGGATTCCAGAATCGTCAAGGTATGTTGTCGGATGTTAATAAACTCCAAGACAATTACTATTACCAGAATTATTCGTATGTTCTTCGCTCAAAGGTGCCATCTGTTAACTGGATGACAATGGTGAAAAACACTGTTCACCCAGCCGGTATGGCCATATTCAGTGAACTATTACTAGGTAGCACCCTAGAGCTTGGTGCTTCGTTTGAAGTTGCTCGTCAACCAATTCACTTCTATGAATTCCCAGTTGAAATTGTTCGAGCAGTAGAAATTCTTGGTGTAAGTTATGATATTGCAGTAGACTTTAGGAAGACACTTAATGATACATATCTTGCCGAGGAGCAACATGTATCTCATGTCGGTAAGAACGTATCATTTTCTTATGTTACTCCGTTTGATAATGCCAGCGCACTTTATGGTACTACTTTTGAAATAACCGGTGGTGGTGGTCTTTATACTATGACTATTAGTATCGATAGCGGAGGTGCTATTACTATTATTTCTGGTGCTACAATGCCATTTGGTTATTATCTTTCAATCGGAGGAACTACCTTTGAGCATATATCTGGTGATGATATTGTTACTTCTTCTGATATTCTTAACAATTTTTCTGTTGGTAAGAGTGTGGTTGATACTCCGGTAACAAGTGATATCATTGATACCTTTGATGTGGGTAAAACCCTGCTGGATATTCCACTTACCACCGATGATAATATCTATTTTGGATTCGAAAGAGTAGTAAGCGAATCTACAATGGGTATGTCAGATAGTTTGATATCTGACTTCGACAAATTTGTTGATAAAACGATTGATACTGCAGCTCCATATCTTTTAGGAGATTATTTCGCAGAAGATTACATCACAGAGGCAGATATTATTCTATCTGCAATTGATAATGCATCAATCGAAGTTGCAAAGGGTCTAACAGAAACAGTGGCTTCCGGTGATAGTATACCATATATGGTAATCACTAAGGTTATCAACGAAACCGTGACGGCAATTGATACAGTCAATTCTATTGATCCCGTATATGCACTTTTTAACGATGCATTAGATACCGCTCATTCTACGGAACTGGTCAATACAGATATAACGAAGAATATAAGCGAAACTCAAAATGCAAATGATTCTGGCAGTATAAATATACAAGACTATTGGTCATATGATTACACTTCTGGCGCTTATGAAGCAGGCGATTACGTTGGAAGTAACAATTCGATTTAACACAGGAAGAAGGTATAATATCTCATGAGAAAAACAGATTTCTTGACTGCTAAGGGTACCCTAGGTATTGTCCTTACAGACGAAAACGGCAATCTAAAGCAAGAACTTAATGTTACTAACCTTGTTGTTGATACAGGTCTAGACTACATCGCTTCGCGCATGAAAGATGCCACGGCAACAGCAATGACTCACATGGCAATCGGTTCGGGTACAACTGACCCTGCCCCGGCTGATACTGCCCTACAGACACAACTGGGTCGCGTATCGCTAACTTCTACAACGGTTACAGGTAACTCGGTTGCTTATATTGCATCGTTCGCTGCGGGTACAGGTACGGGCGCAGTTACAGAAGCAGGCATTTTCAATGCATCATCCGGTGGCACAATGCTTTGCCGTACCGAGTTTGCAGTTATCAACAAGGCTGCAGGTGACTCGATGACAATCACTTGGACTGTCACTGTAGAATAATAGGTAATAAACTGTGGCTCTATTGCTAAGAACATTGGCTAGAAATGAACTAGCAAGAAGTTTCTATCGTGACGTAGTTAACGAGAACGACTTCTTTTATTTCTTCGTGGGTAAAACCACGCAATGGTCACCGACTGACACACCAGAAGACCCACTTGATACCGAGTCTTATAATAGCCAAACACATAGGAATATGATGTTTGTTAAGCGTGTCCAAGCCTCGGATGCTGTTATGATGATTCGTCGTATCGATTGGGTAGCTGGTACCATTTATGATCATTACGATGATGTAGATGATTTGTCAACCAAGGACTTCTATGTTCTGACAGATGATATGCGTGTATACAAGTGTTTAAACAATAACGATGGTGCGCCAAGTTTTAATAGACCTAACAGCACAGATACCACTAATGCATTCATACTTCCAGATGGATATGTATGGAAATACATGTTTAGAATTGAAGCCTCAGATGAATTGAAGTTTCTTACTCCAGATTTTATTCCAGTTCGTAAGATGGCAGGAGTAGGTGTTCCGTTATTCGACATCAATGGCGAAATTGATGATATCACCGTAACTTCTGGTGGTTCAGGATACGTTTCAGGAGATTTACCGACAGTTCTTATTCATGGTGACGGGGTAGGAGCTACAGCGGTTCCGGTAGTTACCACGGGTGCAATTACAGATATTAACATCACCAATGCGGGATATGGTTATTCATTTGCATATATTGAAATTGTTGATAATGAAACGGGTGCTGGTGCTACCGCAGAAGTATCTCTAGGTAGTATTCCAGTATCTCTGGTTCAAGAAAGTATTGAAGCCGCCGCAGTTCCAGGCACGGTAGATAGAATTAATTTACTGCAAATTGGACAGAATTATTCTTCAGGAGACGTTCTTGTTACCATATCCGGTGACGGATCTGGCGCGGAAGCAGTGGCATTTATAGATGAATTGGGTAGAATTGAACGTGTTGATGTTACTAACCCGGGTACAGGATATACCTTTGCAGAGATATCATTTAATAATATTCTAGGCTTTGGCTCTGGTGCTACCGCCACTGCAACTGTTTCCCCATATTATGGACATGGCGCAAATCCTGTTAAAGAACTTTATGCCAAAACAGTTTGTCTTTCAGTCAATTTGACAAATGACACAACTGATTATTTTTACAATAACGATTATCGTCAACTTGGTATAGTTAAAAATCCATTGGACGATGAACTGGCTAATTTTATGGCAGACACTGGCACTACCTGTTATGTAATTACAGTTGATGATACCACCGTTTATTCTAACGATGATTCCATTTCGACAGACGGTGGCGGAAGATTTATTGTTGCTCAGATTAAAGAAGCTACAGATCAAGTATATCTTCTTCCCGTAATTCCAGTTATCACAGTAGATTCTGTTTTGACAAATAATAGAACGAGCGTTACTGGATTGACTATAAATAGTCTAACTAGTCCGGATGTTATTAATACTACAGGTGAGATTCTTTATATAGAAAATCGTCTGCCTATTAATAGACAAGCAGATCAAGTAGAAAAGATTAGAACAGTTATTAACTTTTAAGAGAGAAGTTACACATGGCCTTGGACTTAAATGTATCCCCGTATTATGATGATGCTGCGGATGCGATTGCAAACAATTACAATAGAATTCTGTTCAAGCCGGGTTATGCTGTTCAGGCAAGAGAATTAACACAACTTCAATCCATTCTTCAAGATCAGGTTGGAAAATTTGGCAACCATGTTTTTAAAAATGGTTCTGTAGTTGCAGGTTGTGAGTTCAAACTAGACACCGCACGGGACTTCATTAAAGTTCTAGATGAAGATGCTTCTGGATTTTTGATTCAAGATATTGAAGATTATGTCGGTGCTAAAGTAATTGGCTTAACATCTTCGATACAAGCAGAAATTATTTATGCCATCGGCGGCTCGGAAGCCGACTCACCTGATCTTAACACACTTTATTTGAGATATCTTACGGGCGATGGATCCACGGACGCAGTTCACTTTTCTCCAGGTGAAACAATTCGTGTAATAGAATCTGAAACCGGCGATCAAGTTACTGATACTTTTGTAGTAGATGATACTTTTGAAGAAGGTAATTATTATTATGGTAGAGGGTCATTCGTAACTCTAGATGATGGTATTATTTTTCTAGATGGTAAGTTTCTTCCTTTTACTAAAACTACTCTCGAACTACTAAAATATAATTCATACCCTTACTTTAGAGTTGGGTTCGAGATTGTAGAAAGTATTGTTACACATGAAACTGACCCCGATCTTTTGGATCCTGCACAGGGTACATTTAACTATGCAGCGCCTGGTGCCGATAGATATGTAACAACAGCATCTCTTGCAAAATATGCGCTAGATGCCACGCCAGACGACGGTTTCTCAGAGTATATATCAATTGTTGGTGGTAAGTTACAAAATACTGTAAACGAAGACCGCATTTATGCCGACCTTGGTCGCAATCTTGCAAAACGCACTTTCGATGAATCGGGCAACTATACTG